CAAGATGTAGGTGGTTGGTATATTGAGAACTCTCTAACAACACTAGGCCAAAAAGACCCTGTGTCGGAAGAGAATACTAGACTTTGGAATACAGGTTTAGATAGTGATAAAGAGATCGCTAGAAAAAGAAAAAGAAAATTATCATACTACTCAAATATTTTTGTAGTTTCTGATCCTAAGCATCCTGAGAACGAAGGTAAAGTATTTTTATTTAAATTTGGTAAGAAAATTTTTGATAAGATTACAGAAGCAATGCAACCTGCGTTTGAAGATGAGAAGCCAATGAACCCATTTGATTTTTGGAAAGGTGCAAACTTTAAACTAAAAATTAGAAAGGTTGATGGTTATTGGAACTATGACAAATCTGAATTTGAAGGTGTCTCTCAAATTAAAGAGAGTGATGACCAAATTAAATCTATCTGGTCTTCTCAACACCCTTTAAAACCATTTCTTGCACCCGATAATTTTAAAACCTATGATGAACTCAAAGAGAAACTGAATAGGACAATTACAGGTGTACGAAGCGCACAAACTGCTGATAATACAGACCTCCCGCCTAAAAACGGCAGTGCGACTGCGAAAAGTAATGGTGTAACTTCAACAGCTAGTGAAGATGACGACACGTTATCTTATTTTAGTAAATTAGCTGAGGAGTAATTCTCTCTCACACCAATAAACTTTGAAAGGCGCTCTGAAAAGGGCGCCTTTTTTATATAAATATTAGCAAATGGCTATATCAATACTAGACCCCATAAAACAAAAACAAGGTGGCATTCGTAAGAGTGTTGATTGGTATAGAAAAAACGTTGCTGATCTTAACAATAGAGTGACTGCGGCTGCGCTAATGAGATCAGGTAAATTAAATGGTATACCTAGTAGAGGCAGATTAAACTTCTTCTTTTACGACCCTAAATATAAACAGGTATTACCTTTGTATGATAGATTTCCACTAGTATTACCTTTAGAGACAATACCAGGTGGGTTTATGGGTTTGAACTTTCACTATATTAGACCTGTACAACGAATTAGTTTGTTGAACAATCTTCAAAGATATGCTTCTGGTGGTATGAAACCAAGCACACGTATTGATGCTACCTACGATGGTATAAAGAATGTTCGTATTGCTAGAAACACTATTAAAAAATATTTGTATGGACACGTTAGGTCTAGTTTTTTAAGAGTTGATTTTGATGAGGCAGCACTAGCAGTTATGTTACCAGTACAACAATTTAAGAAAGGCATGCCGTACTAATGACATATACAATAAAAGAAATTATAGAGGCAATGAAAAAAATATGTCCAGAGGCGTGGAAAGATAAAAGATGAAAAAACTTTGGAACAAAATAATAGAAAAACTATTTGGCAAAAGATGTCAATGTAAGGACAAGTAATGGCAATTTTAAGAGGCGGAAAAAGAATTGGTGGTTTTGATATACGAATAGGTCTACCTAGAGATAGAAGTTTAGATGACGTACAATCAGATCCAAGATTAAGACAGAAAGCTGGTGGCAATCCTGAAACTACTATGGGTAGGTTTCAAGCGATGGTTAACGAGGCAGAAGGCTTTCAAAGAAAAGCTAGGTTCTATGTAGAGTTTGGTGTGCCAAGAGGCGTGGTTGATGACGGTAGAACAACTATGGCAGATGAGTTTCAAGGTTTCTCAACGTCAGTTGATACAGAGGTAATGAGAGCTGATACAACAAAAAGACGAGTACAAGCATTTTGTAGAGAGATTGCAATGCCTAGTAGAGAGGCCATACAAAAAGAAATTAAACATAATGGTCCGACAAGAAAATTTGTATATAATTATACCACACCAGAAATCACTGCTACGTTTTACACAGATAAGTTTATGAGAGAGAGAACTTTTTTTGAAATATGGCAGAAAACAGCATTTAGTAATACAACACATAATATTAATTACTATGATAATTATGTTTCACCAATTGACATATATGCATTAGGTAGTTTTGCTAGTAGAGATGAGAGAGATGATGTGACATATGCTGTGAGATTATTTGACTGTTATCCAAGATTAATAAGTGAGGTTACATTTAACCACGATGCGAATGAAGTACAAACATTTACAGTCACATTTTCATTTAGAAATTGGGTTAATTACTTCATAGATAGAGCTGGAACAATACAATTAGGAGAATCAGATTTTAGACAACCTACAGTAAAAAGAGCTGGAGGTATATTCGGTGGACTAATAAGTAAGTTGCCGCCTGAAATAAGAAGAGCAGGGCGAGACGTATTGAATGAGTTGAGAAGAAGAGCACCGATAGGTAGAGTAACTGGTGGTAGAGTATTCCCACCATTTAGAATACCACCACTAAATATTTAATGTAATAAGGAGATATAATGGCGTTACCAACGATTGAGACACCGAGATATGAATTGACTTTGCCATCGCAAGATGTTAAAGTACAATACAGACCTTTCCTAGTCAAAGAAGAAAAGATACTTTTGGTGGCTATGGAATCCAAAGACAATAAACAAATAATATCAGCAACAAAAGACATATTGAAAGCTTGTACTTTTGATAAAATAGATGTAGAAAAGTTACCTATGTTTGACATAGAATATCTTTTATTACAAATTAGAAGTAGATCAGTAGGTGAGGTTGCTAATTTTAAAGTTATTTGTCCAGATGATAAACAGACTGCTGCTGATGTAGAAGTTGATATATCAAAAGTAGAAGTACAAGTAGATGATGACCACAATAATAGAGTTGTTATTGATGAAAAAAGAGACTTAGGTTTAGTGCTAAACTATCCATCGCTAGAGATAACCAAGGCTGGTTTTGATGTAAATAGTGCAAACGTGGATACTATGTTCAATGTAGTATCAAGTTGTATTGACCACATCTTTGAAGGAGATAAAACATATCCTGCGAAAGATAGCACACAGCAAGAACTTAAAGAGTTTTTAGAAGGTTTATCACAGGGTGCATTTTCAAAGATTAAAAAATTCTTTGATACGATGCCACAATTGAGACACGAAGTTGAGGTTACAAATCCTAAAACAGGTGTAAAAAGTAAAGTAACATTTAAGGGATTACAAGATTTTTTTCAATAAGCCTGTCTCATAACAGCCTACAGGCCTATTACGAAACCAATTTTGCCCTAATGCAACATCATAAATACTCATTGACGGAGTTAGATAATTTATTGCCTTGGGAAAAAGAGATATATGTAGGTATGTTATCTAATTATATTAAAGAAGAAAACGAGAGAAGAAGACGAGAGGCTAAAAAATAATGAGTGAAGTAGAAGATAAAATTGTTGTACCTGCTGATAAACCAGAGATCAGTAAAAAAGTAAAAGTTGATTTAGAAGTAGATACATCTGTAAAAGATTTAGGCCCTAATCCATATGCAAAGATAATTCATATGGCTAGAGCAGTTGACGCTTGGAGAATATTTCCAAGATTGTTTTTGACAGTTTATATTATACTATTATATAAATGTGTAATATGGTATATGAACTTATCTGCACCTACAATGGAACAAAGTGGTTTAATTAGTATTGTAGTTGGCGCAGGTGCTGCATGGTTTGGTTTATATACAGGGTCAAGTAAAAAGAACAAGTAATGGCATTACCATCAACAAGATATAATTTTAAAGGCGGTAAAAAAGAAGTTGCCGAGGCTGTAGGAGAAATAGGTAAAGCTATATTCTCTCAGGTCACTATGTCTGTTGAGGGCGCTGTAAAAACAGTTGTGCCAAGTGTCTCTGATATGGTGGTTGAAATTACAGAGGACTTAAAAACAGGTTCACTGTTAAAGTTTGAAGAAGCAATGAAGAAAATAGACACGCTAGTTAATAAATTAGGTGTTGATATTAGCATGTATAGTAAAGAACTAGGTGACTTCTTAAAAATGAGACAAGAAAAATCTATCAAATCTGAAGAAACTGTTAATCAATTAAGAGAGAAAAATATTATGGCCCAAGTAAATCAAATGGGCGAGGTACAAATACTTAATAAAAGACAAGTGCAAGAACAAGAAGAATTTTTAAGATCATATAATAATGAAATTAGAACAGCAGAAAAAACTATAACATCACTATCTAAAAGACAACAAAAAGGTAGAGAATTAACAGAAGAACAACAAGCAGAATTACTAAAAGCAAACAAAACACTTATTGAGACTACTGAAAAAAGAAATAAGGTATTAACAACACTTAACAAAACAGAATCAGAAGATACAAGAACATTTAGACAAAAGTTTGGTGATGCGATAGATGAATATGTGCCAGATGGTTTAAGAGATATTGGTGCTGCGTTTACAGAAGGCTTGATGGCGCCATTTACAGCAATACAAGAGTTAGGTATGTTATTTGGTAGTTTACTAAAACCACTTAAAGCGTTACCAAAATTAATGATCGCATTTTCTACTGGTGTCATATCTGCTATTGTTGCGTTGGCACCATTTATAGGTATTGCTTTAGCAGTGATCGCTGGTATTATTGCATTGACAGCAGCAGTATTATATGTTAGAAATAACTTTGATGAGTTAAGAGAAAAACTAGTCACATTTGGCGAAAAGATTATGGAAATACCTGGTAATATTGCTGACTTCTTTAAAGGTATATTTACACAAATTAAGAACTTCTTTATAGATGCAATCAATGGTGTCATAACATTAATTAATAAAGTACCAGGTGTTGAGATTGAAAAATTTGAAAGAACACCTGATGCAGATAGTGTTTCTGCAACAACGATAGAGCCAGCAGCTACGAATGTAGAAGCTAGTGAAGGTGCAGAAATTGTTCCTAATGTATCAGATGTCACTGCAGAGACAGAAGGTGAAGGTGTTAGTAAATTTGATATGTTTAAAAATATGTTAAAAATGTTAATGCCACAAAATAATGATTTAGTGCCTGTAATGGAAGCAAACGCTGGTGGTGCAACTATTATAGACAACTCTGTGAAGTCTGTCAATCAAAATAATGCAAATCAAAACATATCATTAGAGAGTAGAAACACTGATAATAGTTTCCACATCACAAATAGATACCAAGACGTTTAATAAGAACCCAAATCTTTTTCTGTAATTAATTTAAACTTGGCATTATTGTCATCAGCATATTTTTGTGCGGCTTTCCATTTCGCTTGATTTTTAATATACATAAAACTCTCTCTCATAAATGCTCTAGTTTTCTTTTTAGGTGTTTTTGGTCGTTTAGTTTGACGAGATGGTTTGATCTCAACAAGTATCTTATCGCCTTTGATTGTTCTAACTATGAAGTCAGGATAGTATGAATGATACTTTTTGTCAAGTGGATTATAATATCTTATTGACAATTCTTCACTTGCCCAGTATGTTATGTCAGGATTACGGTCACAGTAAAGCATAAACTTACGCTCTAGTAAAGAACGATATACTATTCTGTCAACGTCACCAACGTATTTTTTAGGGTTTGTCGGACGATATAAACCTTTATAAGACTTCTTCATTTCGTATAAATATTAACATTATAAGGATATTTAGATGAGTTTTACAAACAAGGTTTCAAACATCATAAAAACAAAGATAGCGAACAACTTAATTAGTGGTTTCGTAAATAATGCTATTGGTCAACCAAAGAAACTAGCTGCTAAATTGGCTAACAAGTCACCACTAGATTTATCAAAAAGTCCTGTGGCTCATATGGAAGCAGTTAATAATCCATACACATATGGTAGTGTGTATTATCCACAAGAGACAAGTCAATTGGG